CGGGAATATATCCTGCGGCAATGCTACCGGTTGCAACTTGTGCAGCGGTCAAGTTAAAGGTCTGAGCGACGATGGTAGCGCCGGTGTTTTGAACATTACCAGCAGTGGTGCCGGTTGTGTTTTTAACAGTGCCGAGCAGCCAAGGGCCAAGGTGAGTTGCGAATCCCATGATACTTATTCCTTACATACAAGTTAAGTACATTGATCGGTATGTCGTCTGCCGGGACAGTTCAATGTACCGGAAAGCCCGGTTAGCTGCAATATACACTATTTTCAAGGCTTGTCAATATGCCCTTCAAAGACCCAAAAGTTTACAAGGCAAAGCACAAGGAGTATTCCGCAAAGTACTACGAAAACAACAAGGAAGCTGAGAAAGACCGTATCAATGACCGCCGCAGGAAAAAACGCAAGGAGTGGAAAGACTACAAAGCCAGCCTATCCTGCTCCAATTGTGGGTTTAATCACCCTGCCTGTATAGACTTTCATCACCCACCGGGAACCAAAGAACACGGCGTTAACAAATTAGCCCAAGATGGTCGGTTCAAACTAGCCTATGAAGAAGCCGCGAAATGTATAGTTCTGTGTTCAAACTGCCACCGCATACACCACTACAATGAAAGACAAAAGAAAAAGGAGGCCAAAGCCTCCTAATCCGGGTTGGATCGTACCCAATTAAGCCGCGACTTCTTCCTCTTCGGCTCCGTCTTCCGCAACTTCTTCGCACTCGTACCAGTCGTCAGACTCTTCGTCATACGCGTACCAAACTTCATTTTCTTCATCGAACCAGTAGGCTACGCCTTCTTCGTCATATACATACTCTTCGTCAGCAAACTCATCTTCGGCTTCGTCTTGGTCGTCAAACTCTTCCAAGCGTTCTACGAAACCAGCAACGGCCACGGCTTTCCACAACGCATCTGTAGAAAACTTAACTTGCTCGCCAAAACCAAAATCAATTGTCAGTGTGAATTCCATGATATACCTCTGTAAAAATGCCGCAGCACGGCGCTGCAACCACATCCTACGAGCCATTTGTGACAGTTTTTGGGCGTAAAAAAGGCCCCCGAAGGGGCCTTTCCAGCAGGGTTAACCCTAGCTTAAGACGAACCGGGCGATCCGAAGATACCCAGAGGGTCAGACACGCCGAAGCTGTAACGCTCGCGGGCCTTGTAACGCACGTTGCCGGTATCGAAGTCGCCGTCCATGCTGTTAGCCAGCGGAGTACGGACAAAGTGCTTCAAACCGTTAGGCACGTCAGTGGTCAGGAACCAACCATTGGTGTCGGTCAAGAAGTGGTTAACGGTGTAACCTTCAGGAATCGAACCATTGTTCTTCAGTGCGTTGATATCGTTGTCGGTAGTGCCAACACGCAGGCTGGTTTCCAACAGACGGGTAGCAACGAACATCAGGCTTGGGGGAACAACCAGCTTACGTGGCTTAGCTGCGATCAGCAGGCTGCGCTCGTCTGTCCAAGCGGCGATCTGGATAACTGCGTTTTCCAACGAAGTCTCATTCAGGTCAGCGCCAGTGGAAGGACGGTTGCTGTTAGTGCCACCAGAAACCAGCGGGTGTGCTGTGTTACACAGGGATACACCGTCGCCATAAACCACAGACGAGCTAAACGCATTGTTCAGAACGTAAGCAGCTTTAACTTGCTTGGTGTAAGCCATACCGCGAGCCAGTGCCTTGGTATAACGAGCAGACAGCGAGTCATACAAGTTATCTTCCACAGCTTCTTCCGTGATGGAGAAGCCAAGGGCAATGGTTTCGTGGTTGTAACGAGCAGTCCATGCTTCTTGTGCATTGTCATATTGAATGGCAGAGCCCTCATTTTTGACAGGTGCAGCATTGAAACCAGACAGTTTCGTTTCTTCTTCAAAACTACGCTCCGACGTTTCGGTTTCGTAGATTTCTTTGTGCTCTTCGCCGTATTTAGCGTACTCCAGACCAAACAATGCATTCAGTCCGGGGAGCAGTTCTTTAAGTAGTTGTGCGCGTGAAATAGCCATGATTTACTCCTTAGATACCAGTGGTATCAGTATATTGGTGCAAGTTGAACTTGACCAAGAACTCGTAATAAGTCGTGGCACTATTACCGGCAGCGCCAGTAGCAGTATCAGGCACAACGTCAACTACGCGAATTGGCAAGGTGTTGGTGGTGTTAGCGGAAGTTCCGTCAATACCGTAGTACGAGTCACCAGTGGTGGTCGAACCAGTATTAACCGAAATAGCCACGTTAGAACCAACAATCGTGCGGTCATAAGCCACAGGAGTGGTGTTCTGACCATTGGTTGCCACAACACGGAATACAGCGTTTGGATCATCAACAACATAGCCAAAAGCCATATTGCTAGATGTAGACAAAGCAGCCGGGTAGTACTGACCTTGAACGGTTTGACCGGACGAGTTAACGTACTGGCAACCAACCAACACACCAACGCTGTCACCGGTAGCGGTAGCAGTCTTGGCAATCAGGTAGCCGCTAGTGTTCACTTGTACAGTGTCACCATTCAAAATTGCGGTAGCGTAAGCAGGCGCAATGGGGATTTGACGGATCGCTCCGGCGTAGGGAAGTCCATCCAGTCGGTTGACTGGTTTAAATCCATACGTCTTATCAATAGTAGGATAAGCCATAAGTAAACTCCAAAAAGTTAAATACCTTTACCGAAAGTAACACTAGAGCTTCGTTCTTTAAACAAAGGCATCTTCGGATTACTTTCACGCATGAAAGTATTGTCCACCGAGTTCATTTGGTTTTCCGATTGGCTACGGAAATACTCGTCACGTTGCTCGATAAACTCTACTGGGGATTTGCAAAGAATCAAACCGCCGGTAACGATGTTGCCGGGAAAGTCTTTATTGGACGATCCAAACAATCGAATCTCGGGATGGTCAGTTGCTTTTACGGGCTCCCAGCCCTCCTGAAGTTTTGAATTCAAGTTAGTCGGATCATCTTTGCCTAAGGTAGCGATACGAATCCAGCGAAACGCGTACCCTGCTTCCGGTTTTGGATCAGGGAGAAGCTGGGGAGGTTTCCACCGCGTAGGACGGGCAGTAGCCTCACGAGTATCGAGTTCTCTACTTTTGCGAATTTGTTCAGTCATGCTTGTTTCCTCATTTCTTCAGCAACCTTACGTGCATAGAGTTCCAAAGGAACACCAAGCCGCTTGGCGATATTTACCTGCGTTTGTGTAAGTACGATCTTTTTAGGCGCTGTACTACGTGATGCCGGTGCTACAACATTTGACTTCTGGCGCTGAGATGGTTTTGCATCAGCGGGTTCCTCTGCAAATGCCTCAGGGAACCTTGCTTTCATATCAGAATCTATGGCCGCGAAATAATCGTCGCTTGCGGCAGAAATTCCAGAATCCACAATATCTTCATGGAGTGACAACGCATAGGCAGTCATCTTCCGATTGTTGCCCCACCATGGATTTTTTGAAACCCATGACTTAGTATTGTCGTCCAATTCAGGTACTTGGGCGGGTTTTACTACAGTTTTTGGCTCTTGTAAAGGGGCTGGCTTGAAATTATTTACTTTATCTGCCCGAATTGCAGCAGTAGTTAACTTCGCCTGAGCCTTGACAAGCCGGTCAGTATCCCCGGATTCATAGGCATCCTTATATTCACGCTGGGCGTTATCAATCTCCGACTCCACCACTTTTTTGGCCTGCTCCAGTAGGGCATTTTGATTAGTGGCTAGGGAACCCTGTAAGCGCTTATTCTCTTCTACTACCGACTCAGCCATACGCAAAGCTTCTTCTCGCTCACGTAGTGCAGTCTCCTTTGCCCGGCGTTCCTCGTGGTAGCCCTTATTAATATGAGCCAGCCGGTCTTTGAGTTTCTGGTCAGTATATTTAGATAACTCCTCGTCCGTTACCGGGGCCGGGGCTTCCTTCATAGGAGTGCGGTGTCTGTCCGCTGGAGGAGTATCGTCAACAATTTCGATATCTGCCTCGGGCTCAGGGGCTACTACCCGCCCACCTTCGCGGGGGTTCTTAGCTTCGATTTCGTCTGGAAATTCAAATTCAGTTATTTCAGCCATGATGACTCCTTAAGGACGTTGGATTCCACGCGGGTCTTGCACAACTGCTTCTACGGACTCGTCATGGATTAACCGCCACTCAGTGCCGTGGATTTTCATCCGGGTACCAGTATTGGGCCGAGTAAGAACAAAGTCGCCTACCTTGCAGCTTGGGCCGCTTGGGAATCGTTTCTCGTCTTTAAACGCGTCAGGCCCCATTTTTGCCACAAATAACACGGGGGACAGAAGCTCCTCGTGGTGCATCATTTGCGCAGTTTTCACTAGCCCAATCCCAGAGTCGTTGATTTCTTCTTCGGCTTTTGGAACCATGCACAACAAATAGTATGTTGCGGGGTCAGGTACTTGTTTGGCTTTTTCTTCCGGGTCAGTATTTAATATCCCAGATAAATCAACCGCAGCGACATTAAAGTCATTCATTTGTTTTCCTTACACGCATGGGGTTTGAGCGTATTTCGGCGGGTAACCCCAGATAAACCCATCCAAACTTAATCATCTGCCCGTTGTAGGCGCTGCTCCATATCTTTCACATAATTCATCGCACGGGTTAACCCCAGCACCTGACCACACAAATATTTGTACTCAGGGAAGTCAGCAGATGCCCCAGCCGCAATTACTTGGGTTATCTGCTGGATGTCCTCATTCATCTGCTTAGCTAGCAGACTCATCGCGTCATTGTCCATTTACGTCTCCCGCCAGTTTCTGTTGCTGCATCTGATCCTTGTGCATCATGCCTTGCTGGTGTAGCTGAGCCTGCTGCTGTTGGGCTTGCGCCTGCATAGCCTGCGCTTGCTGCGCCTTCTGGGCATTAATCTGAAGCTGCTGTTGGTGCATCTGCTCAGCCTGCATTGCCTGCTGCTCAATCTGCATTGGGTTGATGCCGCCTTTATCTGCGTCCAACGCCAGTCGGGCTTGGGCCAGCGCGATGTCCGCGTCGATTTTCTTAACGTCCGCGTCAGCCTTCTGCTTCTTAATCTGAAGCTCTTGCATCTGCATCTGGATAATCGGATCTTGCATCTGCTGCTGGGCTTGGGCTTGAGCCGCTTGGGATTTGTTCATCTGCAACAACTGCTGCGATGCCTGCGCCACGGCGCGGGACAACTCAACCTCCAACTCGGGCGGAAGCTCGACATCGGGCATAGGCATTGGTGCGCCAAGACGCTCCTCAATCTTTGTCCTATACATGAACCCAAGGTGTTCTGCAATATGGGCTTGGATAGCCGCTTGCATCTGCTGGGCCATCGGGCTCTGTCCAATCTGCGCTGCAATCATCGGGTCTTGCATGAATGTCGAATGCACCGCGATGTGAGCCTCATGGTCTTGATAGATAAACGCTTTAGTAGGCTTGCCCTTGAGGAATGACATGTTCTCGCTGATCGGGTCACGCGGCTTCTGGTCGTCCTCGATAGGCACAATCTTGTCAGCGTTCTTAACCCCCAATACCTCAATCATCTGTCGGTGCAAGTACGGCAAGTCGTAAATATTGGGAGCCTGCGCAGACAGTTGGGTAACCGCCTGATACTGCATAATCCGCTGCGCCATCGTGCTGCTATTGGGATCGCTGACCGGGATAATCTCCACCAAGTCGTAGTCCGACTGCTTAGCTTTACGGTTCCCACCTTCAGGGTTATAGCTGTACTCCTGTGGCGTATGGTCACGGATCAGCACCTTAAGTAGCTTGAACTCCTGTTTCATGGAGTAGTGAACCCGTGCCTGCACCGCGCTCATGGTCTTAAGCTGGCGCTCCAGCAGCGCCAGAGTCGTACCTACCGGAGCATTCGCACCCATGTCGCTGATGTTCAAATCAGCAATAGACCCCAGACGGCGACCTTCTTCGGTGATCTGGTTGAGCAGCATTGCCAGAACTTGCGACGGCTCCTTGTATGGGAGCGCCATGATGTTGTCGCGGATTGTCCCCGATGTGACATCAACGTCCCGGAACTCTCCCGGTGCGATAGGCGTATCGTCACCCTTTACACGTAGCCCACGGGCTTTCATACCTCCGGGCAAGTTACTAAGCGTGCCAGCGTCCACCAACTGACGGATTAGAGAAGTGCCTGCGCGAGCGTAGCCGCCGATCAAGTGAATCAACCCAAGGCCGTAGGCCCCAAACCCCGGCACGTATGTGTACTGTACGAAGTGCTGACGCTTTAGTTTTAACTTGTCGTCCTCTTCCCAGTTACGACGGATAGCCAAAATCTCAGTGCTGCTACGGTCAATAGTGACCACGTATGGACGGGCTACCCCATCCTTGTCCTCGTACCCCGGCATGTCGTAGTCAACATGAACCTCGTATACTTGATACCGGTCATCATCGGTCAGGGAGTAGCCTTGCCCTTCAGCTTTCTTCTTTTCTACATCTGTGTGTACATTGTCCGGCTCACCCAGATCAACGTCCCTATAAAAGCCCGCGACCTGTAGGCGCTTGATGTCATTCTTGGTCTTACGCATGATATGCGTAACACGCTCCGCAGTCTGCGCACTGGACGCGCCATAAGGGATGATGAGGTCTTCGGCTGGGATAAACATTGCCGTCTGACGCCCCAACGCCGGGTCGAAGTACACCTTCTTAAACGCCGCACCTGCCAAGCCAAGGTTGTAGAGCATGCGCTCATGCTCGGGCCGGTACTCAGGCATCTCCTCTACCAACTGGTAATTCATGTCGTCGCGGACACGATCAGCAGCTTCTGCCGTCTCAGGGGTATCTTCGCCAATAATCTGGGTCTTGACCGGGCCCTGCGCAGGGAAACTCTCGGTAATGGTTTCTGACTGGAATCTGATAGCAGCTTCAGTAAGTATGGTGGAGAACACTCCACATGCGCCATTCCACGGCTCAGTGCGCTCTTCGTAGTTCATACCAAGGACTTCCAAGCCCTTGACATACATCTCTACCCAGTCCTTGCGTGATTGGATATCGGCGTCAATCAGATCAATAAGCTCTGAGCCTAGCAACTGCAAGGCACTATCATCCATGACTTCAGCTAAGTTCTCGTCAAACTCGCCTTCGCCGTGGGGAAGAATCTCAATCTCCATATCCCCAGTCTTGACCGTAACGCTATCAGGATTCTCCACTTCAATCTCAAGTGGGCTTTCATCGCCTTCATCAATACCCATCGGGGCTTGATACAGGGAAGGGCTCATGCTATTGGTAGCCATATCATTTCCTTTTGAGCGTAGCTCGATTAGTTTCTGGGTTATAGGTATAGGCTGTTGCCGGTTTACCTGACCGTGTAGCAGCGCGATCCTTTGCCCGATCTTCCGCCGTCATTTTATTGCGCGCTTCCCCCGCTGGGGTTAACTTCTCCGAATTCTCTTCCATTTGTCCACGACTACGTAGTAGTTTAATAGCAGTCTCGCGGGAACCCACTTGAGCAGTTAGCCGGTCAACTAGTGAATTAGTTCCCATAAACTTAGTCATACACGCTCCTAATAATACGCAGGGCGGCGACTACTACGGAAAAATTGCTCGTCCTCAGGATCGCTCTTCATTGTAAGTAGCCCACCCTTGCGGATACGTATTAGCGCCAATGTCATGGTGTCAACTTCGTCGTCATGTTCCCCAGCAGGGAACGCTAGTATCTCTTCTACTGTGGTTGCTGCCCAGCTAGTTTCTGGAAACCACACATGCCCGGAGGCAAACATGTCCGCCACGGAGTTCAACCGCGCAATCTTATCCTGTCCTTTGCCCGGACTGAAATCTTGTACAAATATACCTGACCGGCGCATCTCATCTATTAATGGCTGACCGCTGGCCTTGGCCTCCACGATCACACTGTCCGGCTCCCAGTTGGCAAACTGCTCATGGGCCATGGTTTTCAACTCAGGAAACTCATATTTACCCTTGACC